CCTGATTAATCTTATTTGTGCCATCTCTATATATTTTCTTTACTTTGTTTGCAACTTCACCTGCTTCACCGGTCAGTCCCAAACTGGGGTAAATAATGGCCTGTTCTCTCGGATATATTGCCGTTGTCTTCGCTACCTTTTGATACATGTCAAGGTCGCTTATTCGTTTGTATTTATGATTCTCAGAGGTTTGAGTACCTAATTCTAATTCTAATTGTCCAGTCATTGGTTATCTCCCTACCTGTGGTAAATATTTTAATTTAGTTTCTTCCCAATTCATGTATATAATATCATCATAGAAATGGGAATCTTTTGATAATCGGTCTTGTTTTTTCAAACTAGCCAGCCGTTTCTTAGCGTATTTGTTCTTCCAAACATCTGTTAATGCTTCAACTGAATTGTCAAATCTTCTCTCTAATTGGTCTACCTTAATTTCTTCTCTTAAAAATTCTTTAGTATTGTTATATAATTCACTAAAATAGATACCTCTAGCATGTTCAGATTTAATTAATTTCTTATCTATATCTAGTTGTCTAAAGGTAAAATTGTGTGACCTGTTTCTATGGTCTCTCTTATGTGGTTGTCCGGAATCTTTCTTTGCTACATACCATTCAAAGTATTTGTAGGTATGATTCTTCTTTAACCACGCCTGTATCATCTGTCTTGTAGGTAATAATGGTTCATATGATACACTACCAGCAGTCCAACCCATTTTCTTCCAGTATTTCAATCTATCGTATTGTGATAATGGTATTGCTTTTGTCTTACCATATAAAGATGTAGTGGTTATACCAACTAATTTATCTTTGTATTGATATTCCCAGGTGTCTTCAACCGTTTTTGATAGACATAATAAGGCTAGTAGTTTCCCACCAACCAGATTGTATCCTAGTGGTTGTACTGGTACAATGGTACTACCAATGCAAGTATGATTAATCATTCTTTGCGTCTTGGCCTGTCTTTCCCAACCAATATGATTATCTCTAGGTGTTAAATCTAGGAAATCAGAAGACATACAAGTAATACCAAGGTATTTACCTGTCTTTTTATCTCTAATAAGAAAGTTTAAATTTCTACCAATGTTACTGTTATTTTTCATGGTAGATAGGAAAGTCCTTAAACCATTCCAAATAGCAGGCATTTTACTACCTGTTATAGATGTAACCTCATCACCATCTGTCCATAATAATTCTGGTTCTAAATCAATGTATTCTTCGGGGTCTTCTGGTAACCAAAAGTTGTTTTTAATCTCTTGTAATAATGCACCTTGGTCAGCATTGACCAATGTAGGTTTGTCATCAAAAAAACTATTAACTTCTTGTGTAGGATATCTGTCGTGTACCTCACACCATTTTTGATATAAAGTATATTCTTTTACATCCATTTGAGATACAAAAGATAAGTCTTTTACTACTGCTTGTTTTAATGTTTCTGTATCAGGCGCTTCAATCTTATCCAAAGGGTTGTGTTCTTGCCAACTTTCCCATTGGTCATCAATTGTCATGCCTTTTTTCCATCCATACGCCATAATATAATCCTACACTAGTTCAATTAGAATGTCAAGCTTGTTTATTTTGTTCCATATATCTCTTGATTCTCTTGATTTCCTTAGCAGCTTTTTTCTTAGCCATATCTAATTTCAATTTAGATACAAGTTCAACAAAATTTCTACCTATGATATGGTCATATTCGTGCTGACATATACGACTCATCATACCATCTAGGTGTGCCTCTTGTAATTTGCTTTCACTATCTTCATATTTTATTACAACCTTTCTAGGTCTTCTAATATTTAAAAATAGGTAAGGATAGGTCAAACAACCTTCTTTCATCATAATCTGTTCTTCACTAGAGGATATAATCATAGGATTAAACATTGCTAACGATATACCATTTTCTATTTGTGGATGCCCACCTGCAACAAACATATTGAAAGGTAATCCTACTTGATTACAAGTAAGACCTAGTCCACTAAATTTCTTCATTACTAAAAACATAGCTTCTGTTAGTTCTTTTCTATCTTTAAACTCATGTTCTTTCAACATATCATCTGTAAAAGGTGCTATCGCTGATTGTACTCTAGGGTCTGATGGTGGTATTAGTTTTAGTTCTTTCATTATATTGTTCCTAACTGTGTAAAGTTTTGGTGTTTCTCAAATTTAATTATGTTTGTAAATTTATCAAATAGTATGTCACCTTTATGTGATATAATAAAGATGTTTTCTTTAGTAAATGTTTTAATTATTTTAAAGAAATCGTCTGTACCTTGGCCGTCTAATGATGAATCAAATAACTCATCAAGTATTAATAGATTTGTATTGGTACTATTTTTCATTCTAGCAATATCTCTCCAAGAGAATAACAAGGCTAAATCTATTCTCATCTTCTCACCTTCACTAAAATTATTATAGTTAAAGGTATCTCTAAATCTACTCTTAACCGTTTCATTAAACTCCTCATCTAAATGAAATGATATGTAGAAGTCCATTGCCTGCAAGTATTTATTAATCAATTGATTCATTATAGGTACATACTTCCTAATGATTTGTGCCTTAGCACCTTTGTCATTAAGTATCTCTCTTAATACATCAACATAATCTTTATCTTCTTGTACCTTTGCTAAATCAAGTTCTGCTTGTTTTAAATCAACTCTTAATTGTTCAAGTTCTAATTCTATTGATTCAATATCACTATCTCTTTCTTTAGCTGTGGAAATCTCTTGTTCAATTTGGTCGCTGTGAGTTTTCAAACTTTCCAAACTTGATGTTATCTTTGCCACATCCACCATCATTGATTGTATCTTTGTTGATACCTTTCCGTAACTCATTAACTTCTCTTCTTGTTTGGTAAGTTCTTCTACGAGCTTGGATAGTCCTGAGTCTAGTTTCCAAATTGTTGTGGATTCGTGATTGCATTTTTGTTCCTTAAAAGTTTTATCAATAGATTGTGTACAAACTGGACAAGTATCATTATCTTTAAAAAAACTTAAAGTCTTTTTATGAATTGCTAAATTTTGTTCTATTTTAGTTTCAAATTTCTCCAACTCCTTAACCTTTTTGGAGACCACTTCCTCACCACTTAGTTCATTTTGACTTACGGCTATAGCATCATTTATGGCTGTTAGCTTTTTATCATATTCTAGCCTATTTTTCTCATTTTCCACTAGTTTATTTTCTTGTACCTTCTGGTTGTCACTACCTTTGGTTTCCAGAGTGTTTAAATACTTTGCTTCAGTATCAGTCTTCTGCTTAATCAACTCTTGTTGGTGACGCACCTCCGTCAACTTTTTTTGGAGGTCACTCTGTTGGGACCTTAAAACTAGGTCCATTAGGCCAAAAACTCTAATATCAAGTATCTCTTCAACAACTTCTCTTCTGTATCTTGGTTTCATCTTCATAAATGGTTCGTATGAGGAAGAACCTAATAAAACCACCTGAATAAATGACCTGTAATTAAGTTTCATTATATTTGTTTCAAGATACTTTTGATAATCTACATTGTTGGCGTCTTGATTAATCATTTTACCATTGCAAAAAATTTCAAATAAATTTGGTTTAATACCTCGTCTTATAATATAGTTCTTGGTACCAACATCAAACTCTACCTCTACCAAACAATCACCATTGTTAATAGTATTGACCATTTGTTCTTTCTTTATTATTCTAAATGGTCTATTGAATAATACAAAACATAATGCGTCTAATATGGTTGATTTACCAGAACCATTGGAACCTACAACTAAAGTTAGTTGTGATAAACTTAAATCTATTTCTATTGGTATATTACCACTTGATAAAAAGTTTTTATAAGAAATTCTTTTAAATAATATCATCTTGTCTTTCTAAAATACCATCTCCATATAGCTGACCTCGTCATTGATACACAAGTAAAAATCAAAGCAATCTGAAAATTCTCAAATATTGTTGGTGTCATGTCAAATAAAGGAAATATTAATATCTGTATTAATACAGCAAGAAAAAATCCACTACCTACATCTAATATACTTTCTTTTATATCTCTTTTATTCACTTGCCTCCATATATAATTCTTTCGCAAAAGCTTTTAGTTTCTGTTTATCTAATTTTATATCCGCTTGGTCAATATAGTTACCTAAAAATGTAAGTGTATCTTCACCTTGTTCTAATATATTTTCTGGTACTGAAGCTCCTATATCTGTAGGGTCTTCTATTATATCTATTGCGTGTACATTAATATGATTGTAAAGTCTATCCATAAGTCTTTCAAACATATCTGTGTCTGTCTTTTCTGATATAAAAATTTTTAAAAATGTATGGTTAAACTCTTTAATATCTAAATCATCATAATCCCTATCTTTGTCATTATAAATTATTTTTTTAAACATTCTATTAGGATTTTCTACCCTTGATAGTTCTCTTGTTTCTGTATCAAAAATGTGAAAACCTTTTGGACAATTATAGTCCGACCAAGTCATTTCGTATTGTGCTCCAAGATAATAAATGTGGCCATCATCTGATTTTTTATGAAAGTGGCCAGACATAACCTTTTCAAATCTTTTAAACATAGGTTTTTCTAAACCTTGTTCATTCATATGGCCATTATGCATTTCAAAACCCTTAACCTCTAAATGACCCATAGCAATTGTAGCTGTAGAGTTCTCAATAGTTCTCATGGTTTCAGCATAGTTATCATCACATATCCAAGGTATGAATAGTATCTTTAAACCATCAAATTCAACATCCGTTGCGTGTGTATATACTATGGCGTTTTCTGATATGTTTAAATTTTGGAGGGCGTTAACTTCATTTGTATTCTTATAATAGGTGTCATGGTTACCAATAATAATATGAGTTTCAATACCCATATCATCTAGTCTATCCCAAAATACTTTTTTAAAGTTATGGGCGGTGTTGTGATTAATAAATTTTCTTCTATCAACCACATCACCTAGGTGTACTAAACAATTAATGTTATTTTGTTGTAGGTATGGAAAAAATTGCTCATTATAAAATTTGTTTTGAAATTCAATAAAGGCGGGGTTGTCATTCCGGCAACCAAAATGAGTATCATTTAATAGAATTATTTTCACTTTTTCTTTTTCTTCTTAGCTGCTTTCTTCTTAACTGGTTCTTCCAAAGGTATATTCTTTCGTAGAAATTCTGTAAATTGATTCTTAAACTCTCTATCTTCACCTGGTTGCAATGTCAGGTCATCATAATTTGCTTCTTGAATCATTCTTTGTTTAATGATTACTTGTTTCTTTTCTTTTTGAATTCGTCTTACAAATGCATAGTATATTATTTGTGTAAAATATGCAAAGGGATTGTTTGATTTCTCTGGATTAAAATTATTCAAATATGTCAAACAATTTTCAATACCATCACTAATCATATCATCACGATAGGTATAATTAATAAAGTTAGGTCTATATGATAAGTGGTTTGCTATCTTTAGAAAACACTCTCCAATATAGTCGGGTACTGGTGGATTTTTTAGTTTATTTCGTTTTGCCTTGTTAACAATCTTCTTATATTCAACCATTGCGGCCAAAAATTCCTTATTGTTAACATAATGTTCTGACTTCTTTTTTGTCTGTGCCATAATATCCTCAATTTGGTTATATAATACTCTATGTCGCCTAAAATGTCAATGCTGATTTGGTTTTATTCCACGGTTGACATTTGATTTTTTATGCGTATAATAAGCGGTGTAGCCGTTTCAGATAACACCTTAATGAATCGTAGGTGGCGTTTCCTCATCATCATCAAATTCTCTAAATATCTCATTTAGTTTCTTATTTTCTTCGGAGGAAAACTCTTTCCTGTGGTAGCCTTTATCTCTTTTCGGTTTATCCAAACTGTTATAGTTTTTACATACAGCAGTATAGTTACCAGTCATTTCCAAAGAGGCGTTAGTTATTGTCATAATTTTATCTTTCGGAATGGTAACAATCTGGTCACCTGTATAATTAGTCCAACGAATTAATGCAATATAATCCCTAAACCCCATTGGTGTGATTTGAGGAATATATTTAATCTGTAATGGCTTGTCTAAACGAATCAATGGTCCGTTTTCAGGAAGTTGTAACTCCCCTGCTGGCAAGACGCAAACTATATCGTCACCATTAATTAGTTTGATTATTTTAACCTGTGGCTCTTTCTGCATTGTTTAACTCTACATTATGGATTTCATATTCAAAATCTTCTTCACCATATATATTTATTCTTTCTCTAAAGTGAGATAAGGTATAATTTTCCTTATTATTATATGTTAA